AGAGTCGCGCGCCGAAAGGCTCGCGTCGTTAACCTCGACAGGAAGGAGCAAGGCCGCGAAGCCTTGAGGATCCTCTCTGCCTCCGTTGGCACGGGTGAGAAGCGTCAGATCGAGCAGCTCTCTCTTAAGTTCGAGAAGCTAGCCCAATGCACGGGGGTTGAGGCGGCGTTAAGCCACCTCAAGTCCGAGTCGGCTAAGGCACGCTGGGATTGGATCATGGCGGGTGGTGAAGACCACTCGGCCCAGATCTCTTTCCTAGGTCGTGCTTTGCCGACCGGTACCCCGAAGCAAGGGCTAGATCTTCTTCGAACCCATAGGGAGAACTACACGAAGGAGTGGAAGACGGACGGGGGATTGCTTCGGCGTTCTAGAGAGTTCGCGCGAAAGTGGGCAATCAAGCATTGCCAACCGGGTGACCGGATGGCCGCGCCTGATCTGCCGACACTTTCTGCGTGCAGCGAGAATACCTGCGCGAAGGGTGGGCTCCGAGGCTACGTTAGTAGTCTCGGGACCCATCCCGACGCGTGGCCTCTCGTGGAGGACCTGACCAAGGTCCTCCCTCTCCAAGACGTCGAGGCGCTTCATGGCGATCTCAATCTCTTGATGCACGGGCTTGAAGGTCTCGAAAAGCTTGAGGGTCTACCGACCTCTCAAGTTCTCGTGATCAACGAGCGCGGCCTCAAGAACCGGATCGTCACGAAATCCCCCGCCTTCCTCCATCTCCTGGGACACGTGTCCAGGAAACGTCTCCTCGCTGGACTCCGCAAGGACCAACACAGCGCCTCACCTCTCGCGGGTGTTGAGGACTCGGAGCTTATCGACAGCTTCGTGGGTGCGTCAGGTGATTGCCTGACGTCCACGGACCTGCGGTACGCGTCCGACCTCATCGCCCTCGATCAGATGAGTGCGTTTGTGGACGGTCTCGAGGAGTCGGGTCGCTTTACCAGGGTAGAGATACGGTCGCTCAGGGTCCTTACGGGCCCTCAGCGGCTTACGTATCCTACCTCCTCCGGACTCGCTCCGGTTGAGATGACTTCGAGGGGAATCCTGATGGGCCTTCCGACTACCTGGGCTTTGTTGTCCCTCGCCCACCTTTTCTGGTGGGACGAGGCCAAAGTCCGAGTGTCGAAGGCCCTCAGAATCCCCTTGCCTGTCGTCCACAACCGGAACCGCTACCAGATCTGTGGCGACGACGCGCTTTCTGCCGGTCAGGCAGAAGTTAGCGTCGCCTACACAGGTGTGGTGCGGGAGTCCGGAGGACAGGAGTCGCCGGGTAAGCACTTCTTGGTCAAGAGTCCTAACCGTCTCCGTGGCGTATTCCTCGAAAGACTGTTCGAGTTTGCCGTCGGTTCTGATGGCCTCATTAGTGGAGGTCGACGCCATGCGTCGATCCCACTGCGAGGATTCATCAGGCCCGAGGCACCCGACGTCTTCCGAGATGAATCGTCACGGTTTCGGTTGGCTCCGACCTTGAAGATGCTCTTCTCGTTCGACTCCTGCTGGGCAAGCCACCCCGGAGGGTCGGAGGTCCTGGCGCGCTTGGTTTCCCAAGCGTTCCCAGGC